CCACGACGACAATTGCCGCGGCCCGCAGTCGACGGCCTCCTTTCTGGAAGCGCATCTTCTGGTGGGTCGAGTCGCGGCTGTCGAGGAAGTCCATCCGCGAAAGGCTCGGGTTGTGAAAGAAGACCCCATCTTCGCCGTCGTCGCTACGTTCGCCCTCGTCGTCATTGCGGCGATGGCGATCTACAAGATGATGGAAGGGCTTCGGCCATGATCCTCGAGACCATCATCATCGGGCTCTTCGCGACCGTCACTACGGTTACACTCGGGGGCCTTTGGTTTGCGGATCGGTTGATGAAGCCGGGGCCGAGTAGCTACGAGGAGCGGAAAGCTATCTTGGAACGGCAAAGGGCGCGGGCGATCCGACTCAAGGGAGTCTCGAGCAAAGAGAACGCGGTAGGGTGGGAGGAAGACATCCAAAAGACTGATGGCGAGCTACTCAAACTAGCCGCCGAGCTCAAAGAGGAAGAATGAAAGGCCTCAGCAGCCAAGAGTATTGGGCCCTCTCGACCGCCGTCGGTGACGTTTGCTCCCCGGCTTGTGAGGCGGCCTTTCATTTTCCCTTCGCGGTCACCAAAATCCTAACCGGGCTCCAAGAGCGAGGCCTCGTTGAGATCTACGACTGCGCATGTGACCCAGAAAATGTTTGCCATGCGCGGATAACGAGCCTGGGGTTGGAAGCAAAGAGGATCTTCGAGGCGATCAAGGTGAAGCCGTGATCTCGGTGGTGCGCATCGACCGCCAAACCTGGGGTATCAAGTCCGGCTTCTCGAACGTCGTCAGGTTCGAGTGCAAAGCAACCCCAGGGATGCGTTGGGATGACCCCAACAAGGCTTGGGTCGGCTACGCCGATGCGGTAGCGGTAACAGCGGCTCGGCTTCAGAAAAGGGGCCTCAAAGTCACCGGCGAAGTCGACACCGCCGTCGGGATCCCGATTATGCCGGTGGCTTACGCTAACCTCCGGGGGTACCAAAATGTGGGGGTTGAGTTCCTCATCGCGAAGGCGCAAGAGGGCGCCATCCTCGCCGATGATCTAGGCCTAGGAAAGACGATCCAGGCCATCACCGCGGCCCGGGCCCTCAAGTGCAAAACCATCATCGTTTGCCCTATGTTCGTCCGTGGGGTTTGGGATTCCGAAATCCCCCGATGGTGGTCCGTCGCCAAAACAACCCGCCTTTGGGGAACCGAGCCAAACCTCATCGAGGGCGACCCCGACGTAGTCATCATCCACTACGACATCCTCCACGCCTGGAAGGAAACCATCCTACAGTGGGGCCCCAAAACGATCATCATCGACGAAGGGGATTACCTCATGTCAGCCGGATCCCGGCGAACCAAGTCAACGATGGCCATCGCGTCGGTTTGCTCTTACCGGATGATGCTCGCCGGCACCCCGGTGCAGTCCAAGATTGTCGACTTGTGGGCCCCGGTTGAGACCATCTCCCCCGGGAGGTTTGGGAAATGGTTTGGCTTCGCCATCCGCTACGCGGGGGCCAAGAAGGAAAGCATTGAGATCCGAGTCGAAGGGGTGAAGACCACCCGCGATGTTTGGAACTTCAAGGGGAGTTCTCATTTAGATGAGCTAAACGCGAGGTTGAAGCATTTCATGCTCCGTCGGCTCAAGTCTGACGTCGCGTTGGAGCTCCCGGCTCGAACCCGCCAGATCATCACCCTAGAGGTCGACAAGAAGCACATCGTCGCCCCGTCGAGCGCGTTGAGGTCTGACAAGCTTCTGCGGAAGGCCCTCGACATGGCCGCCGATGGAAAGTTCCCTCAGGTGATCGACTCTATCGAGACCCACCTCAGCAAGGGGGCGAAGGTGGTCGTCGGTACCTACCGGAAACACATCGCGGACCTCATCGCCGACGGGATCCGGCAGAAGCGCCCTTGCCGGGTCGAGGTCATCACCGGCGAGGTGCCGATCAAAAAAAGGAAGGCCATCATCGAAAGCCAACCGGATCTTCTCTGCGCTACGTTGGATTCAACAAGAGCCGGCATCAACCTAAGCTATGCCAACGTCGCGATCGTCGCGGAATTGGTGTGGACCCCCTCGACGTTGATCCAGTGGGAGGGCCGCTTCGGCCGACATGAGGGGGCCAACATCTTGATCCAGTATTACGTAGCTAGAGCAACAGCCGACGATCTTCTAAAAAAAATAGTGCTCAGCAAGTTGGATAAATTCGCCGGTGCCGTAGGAAAAACTGACGATAAGCTAAACGAAGACCTCCGCGGCTTAGAGGCTGAAGGTGCGGCCGAACGTATGAGACGTCTATACGAAAAACTAAAGGCCGAAGAATGAGCGCTCCCCGAAAGCACCAACTAAAACGAGGTGACCGTTTCGGTCGACTCCGACTCATTCGAGAGGTTAGGTCAGGCTATAATATCGCCTGGGTCTGCCGATGTGACTGCGGCACTCAAAAAACGATTCAGCAATCTAACCTAATCGCTAAACGATCCCAGTCGTGTGGGTGTCTTGGGCGAGAACGAGGACGGGAGAACGGTAAGCGTAATCGACGCCACGGGGATACGTATAGCCCTACTTGGACGACATGGCAGGCCATGCTTCGGCGCTGTTATAGTAAGTCCTCTAAGGACTACCCTAGGTACGGGGCTAAGGGTGTCAGGGTTTGTAGGAGGTGGCGTCACTACGAGAATTTCTTGTCCGACATGGGGCCTAGGCCTGTAGGCCATACAATTGATCGGTTTCCCGATCGCGACGGAAATTACGAACCCGGAAACTGCCGATGGGCCACCCCGAAACAGCAGAGCAATAACTGCCGGACCAACGTCCGGCTAACTGTTCACGGCGAGTCCTTTACGTTGACCGAATGGTCACGTCGGCTAGGCTTACATCGGGATACGGTCCGCGCCCGTATTCGTCGAGGATGGGGTGCCGAGAGGGCAGTGGGGCGAGGCTAACTATGGCCAAGCTCGACAAATTCGCGGGGGCCATCGGGAGGACCGATGATAAACTTCATGCGGATCTGAAGGGGCTCGAAGGGTCGTCGGCGGCGGAACGGATGGCTCGTTTGTATGAAAGGTTGAAGGCTGAGGAATGAAAAAGATCCCTTGCCTCTTCGTTCGGAACTTCATTCCACGCGCTAACGGGAAAGGAACCGCGGCGGTTCTCACCTCCGCCGTCACCCCGGGGCTCGAGTGGGTTCTTGAAGGCAAAGGCGCCGCTACGCGAAAGCGCGATGGCACCGCTTGCTTGATCAAAGACGGTCAACTTTACAAGCGCTACGACGCCAAATCGGGGAAGCCGCCGCCTCCGCTCGGCATCCCCTGTCAACCCTCCCCCGACGAAACGACAGGCCACTGGCCCCACTGGATCCCGGTCGACACTGAGCCGGAAAGCAAATGGCATCGCCTAGCCTTTGAGCGTCAATCAAGCTTTCCCGACGGCACCTATGAGCTATGCGGGCCCCACTTTCAAGGAAACCCGGAGGGCCTCGACGTAGATATGCTTATCCCTCACGGGGCCGAGGTTCTTGACGTAGCCCCTCGAAGCTTCGAAGGTCTTCGGGTATTCCTCAGCGCGGCTAACATCGAGGGGATCGTTTTCTGGCTCGACGGTGAGCCGCGAACGAAGATCCGGCGCGATGACTACGGCCTCCCGTGGGGCTCGAAAGGAAACCGACGATGAAAAACATTTTCAAACTCATAGCCCTCCGCCTCGGGGGCCTCCTCTTCAACCTCTCCGCAAAGCTCCTCGCCTTTGGCGACGTCTGGGAGGCCTCAAAAAACACCCTCGTCGACCCGGAAGAGAAAACGGGCCGATGGCAGCAACCCAAACCCGATGAGAAATGGAATTGACCATGAAAAAATTAGTGATCCTAGCTGTACCCTTCTGCTGCGCATGTAGCAGCGAATCGCCGAGGCCCCCCGAGCTCGGGGACCTCATAGTCGACGGGATGACGAATAACGTCGCCAGCGCATCGATCAGTCAACCCACGTCGGGCTTCGCGGCGTACGGCGGGATCACCAACGGCGGCTTGGGAGCGGGCGGAGGGGCCGGATTGGCTCTCGAGCTTTCCGGCTGGCCCCCGGCCGACCACATGGCCGTCAGGGCCAACCCAGTAAGCGGTAGCCGCCAGCAAGACTGGACGCTGACGTCGATCTATTCCGGCTGCGATCCGACCGTTAGCTACTGCTCCCACTACGAGATCACGCTTCGGCAGGCGCCCGGATGGTGCCTCGACACGGACGGCTACAACGTGTTCGTCACCGCCTGTCAGATGGAGCCCGCACGAGGATCTTGGATCAGTCAGGACTTCATCCTGGCCCCGAATGCGACGCTCTATAACTGGGTGTACGACCATTCGGTCACGGCGTCGTCGGCCGGTCAAAACGTAACGCTGCAAGCCTGGTCTCAAGCGCTAGCTCAGAGATGGATCGGGTTCGGGTTCTGGAGTGCGTTCGACACGATCGCCACCGACTCCTGGTCCTACTTCATCGGCACTGGTTACCTCACGGATACGAGTCATGGGGCCCTAGGCGGTACGCTCTCGTACGGTGATGAGGGTGGGGCCTACATCGATTGGTGGCCGGCGGTTCGGCAGCCAGGGCAGGATCAGGAGTTTGTCTCCTATTACTACAAGGGCCCGGTGGGTGATTCCGATGGGATCGCATACGCTAGCCGATACACGAGCACGTTCGCGGCGAGCGCCGGCGTATTCCTGAGCGAACCCCAATCCACGAGCGGGCTTCTCACCTGGCAGTACGGGACGCAATGTAACTCTTGTGGGCCTAGCCAGTTTACTCCCCTGGGCGGGCAGAAGTGGTTTTTCTCGTTCCCATTCGGTGCCGCTAGCACGGGTGTTTTTCAAGGATGCTACTTTAGCAACAAGCAAATGCACTTCGGGGGCGCAGTTGCTACGGCCTCCCCGTCGGATACGGTCACGATCCTCACCGGTAGCGGTGACGTGACTTCGACGATGGAAGTATCGCCTATCATCTCGGCGCACCCATGAGGGACGCGAGAGAGTTGGCGAAGGTACTGCGAAGCGGCACCGGCATTTCAGGCACGGAAGCCGAGGCGATCGCCACCGCCCTCGACCGTCTGGCAGACATCGAGGCGTCGACGGAACGCGCGGGAGTCAGCCCCAGGGCGACGGCAGCGATCCCATTTCTGCGCGAGTCGTTCCGCAACGACGGCGCCGAGGGCGAGTCGGTGCATCTCGTATGCGATGGGCTGCTGGGGGCGGTCAAGCGCCTGGCGGACATCGAGCGGGCCCGCGCGGAGGGTACGAGCGAGCTTGCGAAGCGAGCGGCGGAGTTGGCCCCAATCTACCGGGAGAAGCACGCAAGGATTCCGCCATCAATTCTCGCCTCCACCGCGCTCGACGTGGCGATGATTTGCGAGCGCCTGGTGGAGGTAGAGCTGACCGCCAAAGCGCTCGAATTCCAGAATCGTGTGGTCGACAAGAAGGAGAAGCGCCTCGCCGAACTCGAGGCGATCTGGGCCGAGCATCAGCCAAACTGCGAGCTTGGAGGTAAGCTGTCCGCTGCGCGTGATCGGTTGCTGGAGATCTCCACCGCTCGCATCGCCGAGCTCGAGGCAGCGCTGAGGAAGTGGACCGTACGTCGCTTCGAACCGAAGCACATGTGTGACGTCTGGGAGTTGCACCCCATCGCCGCCGAGGCGCTCAAGGAGAAGAAGTAATGGCAATTTCGCAGCCGATCCGCTTCACATGCCCCACCTGCTCGGCGACGCACGGGCGAGGCTTTCTCGACGGGGTGAGCGTCTTCCGGTGCCTTCGCTGCGGCTACCTCGGGCACGGCTTTCACTCCGTAGCCGAGGCCACTGCGATCGAGCGGTACGGCACCGATGCAGCGCTCAGTCAGGCGTCGGACGCGGCGGCGGTGTGTAAGGCGCTCGCTACGGAACTCGACGCCGAGCGCGCGAAGGTGGCGGCTCTGGAAGCTCAGATTCAGGACCTTCAAGACGACAACAAACTCCTAGCCAAAACAGCCGACACATGAAAATCGCTTATTTCTTCATCATTATCATCGCACTCCTCGAGCTAGCCCTCATCTTCGGGGCCTTCGGCTGCGGCGGAGCCGCCTTCACTATTTTGGGACCAGATCCTACTGGCGAAGCGGGCCCACCTGAAGCAAACCCCATTGAGGAAATCACCCAGGAAGCAACGGCCCCGGATGCCTTCAAGGCCCCCAAGCCTGAAGCCGGGGCCCCCGATGTTTTCCATGAAGCCGATGCTTCCCCTATCGAAGCCTCCCCCATTGAAGCCGAAGCCGGACAACCCCCGCCGGATGTTTGCTCCCCGATTCCAGCGAGCGCCTTTAGTTGCGGCACCGATCGAATCGCGGTTTTGGCGCCAGGCGACTTTTGCGTCGATGAAGCAGCTCAAACAACCGCGCCGGGCCATTCAACCCCAACCCCAAATGCTTGTCGATGCGATTACAATTGCCGATGCATCCTCGCTGCTAACCCCAACCCTTGCGCGATCTACGGTCAGACGGTTGCGAGATGCATCGACAACGGGGCCCCTGGGATGAAGCCGGGAAGTGTGGTGGTTTGCCAGTGATCGACATTAGCGGGGGCCAAATGTTCCTCCTTATCGTCTTCTGGGTCTCATTCGGATGGCTCGCTTGCCGAACCTTCTACGAGCAGGAAAAATGATGGAAACCCGCGGCACCCAAGAGCGCTTCACCGTCCGAGAGCTCGTCAACACCCGAGGTCGAACCTTCACCCTCGCCTTGCTGAAGCCCCTCCCCGAGGAAATCATCGCGAGGGTCTTCTACGGCCTTACCGTAGCCGACGGCCTCTTCGCTCAACTCCAGAAGATCCTAAAGGAGAGGATGACCGATTGATCCCATGGCTCCTTTTCCTCTTCCGCAAAGCAAGGCGGGAGTTTTGCAAGCGTTGTGATGGCTACGGTTACATTCCCTCCGACAGCCCCCACATGCTCTACCAGCAGTGCCCCGATTGCAAAGGGTCCGGCAAAACCCCGCCTTGACGTCTACGGCCGCTTCGGCGCAAACTTTAGGGATGAACGACCTCGACGGAATCCGGGGCCAACTGGAACTCCTCACCTCGAAGGTTGACACCCTCATCCATCGCATCGAGACGCGCATCCCCATGGTGGATGGGTTTGATGACCGGATCACCCGATGCGAGGTGATGACGAAGAGCCTCGCCAACACTGCGTTGAAGCTTGCAGCGGCCAAGGTTCTCACGAGCTGGGTCCCGGGGGCTATTGCGGGGGCAGTCGCTGGAGCTGCGGTAGCGCTAGGCATTTTGGGGCTACTCGGTGGCGTTGCGATGGCTCACTAGAGCTGGTATTATCCTCCTCGGGATGACCACGTCGATCGATCTCAGAGGCCAGAAGTTCGGACGACTGGTCGCTGTTGCTGTAGCCGAACGTCACAATGGAGCCGTCTGGCTCTGCCGATGCGATTGCGGTAATGATAAGCTCGTCCGCAGCGGGCACCTACGCAACGGCGGTGTGCGATCGTGTGGGTGTGAGCCAGTTGGACGTAAAGTATCGGCTGCGCCCTGGATCGACATCACCGGTGAACGGTTTGGGCGGCTAGTTGCCCTACGCCCTGAGCGTAGAGCCCGTGATGGTAAATGGGGCTGGGTGTGCCGCTGCGATTGCGGGCGCGAGATGCACTCCTTTGTCACGCGGCTCAAGTCCGGCAAGACAAAATCTTGCGGATGTATAAATAGGCCCCACGGGAGATCGAAGACAAACGAGTACGGTATTTGGTGCGGCATTATTCGAAGATGCCAGAATACCAAAACTAAGTCGTATATCCGATACGGCGGACGTGGGATCACTGTTGATCCCGTTTGGTTAGGGCCGGGAGGCTTCATGCGGTTTCTAGCCGATATGGGTCCTAGACCATCCAAGAGCCACTCAGTGGATCGTATTGACGGCAACGGACCGTACTCTCCCGATAACTGTCGCTGGGCTACACGAATAGAACAAACACGCAATCGTAGATCTACACGCTGGATCGTAGTTTACGGCGAGCGCATGAGCCTCAAAGAGGCCTGCGATAATTATGGCGCAGACCTTTACTTAGTGTGGACGAGAATAACTAGCCTTGGATGGTCCGCCGAGAAAGCGTTGACCACCCCAAAACACCGTAGCGCTAACCACACCGGTACTTCCGATGATCTAGCGCGAGCTATTCACTACTGAGGGCGTTATGGCCAAGGGAAGAACTCAATCGGCGTTAGCCCTATGGGCACGACTTGCGTACACTTCTTTTTTCGAGAGAGTACGTGTTATCGCAGGTAGCTCTGTCGGCTCAATACCATACGGCGCCCTGACGGCAATTCAGGGGGCATCCGCACCCGTCTCGATCCTTCTTCCAAACGCAACCACCGCCGCAATCCCGCCGGGGGCTGGTTTGAAAGAGGCACATAGTGTCGGAATTTTGGACGTAGATGGGGCTCAGGTGATCACCATCACCGCTCCGGACGGGAAGCTCATCAACGGGGCATCGTCGTTGGTGCTGCCGGCCTCCGCAGGGGCCTTTGCGGTCTGCTTCTACGACGTCTCCGTAGGGGCCTGGTTCGCCATCACCGCGCCGACTGCCGGGGGCATCTTCACCCCACCCCCTACCTACACCGCGAAGAGCACCACCCCTCAGATTCTTACCGGAGTCTTCGTCGCCATCGCGGGGGCAAGCGTCACGACGGCGCCCTTCACCGCGCTTCAAAAGGCGATCATCAGCTGTAGCCTTACGATGAGCGCGACGGCCGGCACCCAAGACAACGTCGCGATGCAAATCTTCGACGGGGTTGCGGCTACGCAGATCGACGGGTTCTCCCAAACCGTTGGTAACTCCGCGGTCGATGTCCTCCCAGGGCTCTCGACTGTCAGCTGGACCCTTGAAGTCCCCGGCAACGGCTTGGCCCGGACCTTCGGGATAGCGGCCGGAGAGACGTCACCGGGGGCCGTTACGGTCAACGTAGCGAGAACCGTTGTTCAAATCGTGGACGGTTGAGCCATGAGCAGACTCGAGCGTGGCGGTAGGCTGAGGCGTGGCGGGGTCTTCGGATCTGACGCTCCTGGGGGCGCCACTGGCCCCTCTGGTCCTGGTGGAGCTACGGGCCCGACTGGAGCAACCGGCGCTGGGGTAACCGGAGCGACGGGGCCCTCTGGCCCGACCGGCCCTAGTGGACCGACAGGGCCCACTGGAGCCGGCGCAACAGGCGCGACTGGCGCCCAAGGCGCTACCGGACCAGGCGCAGGCGCTACCGGACCCAGCGGACCGACGGGGGCAACTGGGCCAGCCGGCGCAACAGGCGCGGGAGTCACTGGCGCTACAGGCGCTTTAGGGCCGACTGGGCCTTCCGGACCGACAGGCCCGACTGGAGTAGGGGCAACCGGCCCAACCGGAGCGACGGGACCCGCGGGGGCATCCGGAGCCACGGGGCCGACGGGTCCGGCCGGCCCTACCTCTACTGCCGCTACTATCCGAAACGTAGCCGCTGTCCCTGTCGGCGCGACGAACACGACGGTCGCGACCATCGTCGGGGGCTTCACCATCACCAATGTCGGGCAGACCGTCGACTTCCATGCCGCGGTCACTTTCCAAAACATCAGTGAGGCCCTAGCCACCGGAAGCCAGGTCACCGTTGATATCTTCGTCGATGGGGGCTCGATCCTATCGGGGATTCCTCAACAGGATGAACTCCTATCCGGTCAGACCTTCTGCGAGTGCTCTACGTTCGTCGGTGACCACGGGTTTTCCGTCGGCGCCCACACTTGTACGCTCGTCTGCACCGCTACGGGGGGAACCGGAAACTGCCAGGTGCCGGCGAGCGAAGGGCACCTGATGCTCCGGATATTCGGCCCCTAGTGTGGAGGCCCCAACGGGGGGTAGCCGCACCGCGCCAGAAGATGTGAAATCGCAATCGCGAGGGCGACGGCAGCCCACTTGATGATCGGGTTGCCCATGGCTTCCTTGAGGCCCTTGGTGATTGTCGGTCGCTTCGAGTGGTTCCCGTTGATGGTGACCTGGGCTACCGGAGGAACCGGGGGGATGATGAAGCGAGCCGTCGTCTCTACGTGGGCTTCAGAACGAGCCATGTGCTCTTCGAGCTTTCGGATCCGGTCGTCGCTCTTCTCGTGGCGGCGCTCATCTTCGGCTAGGTGATCGTCGAAGCGCTTGTTTAGGGCTCGGAGGGTGATGCCCTCCCCCATGTCGCGCTGGCGCTCCCTGACGATCTCCTGAAGGAGCTCGAAAAGTAGGTCATTGGAGCTTGTCCGCTCAGGCATGCTAGAGAAACATTAGCAAATGCCGAAGGATCCGTCGAAGTTCCCGAAAGCCCAGAGGGGGCTCACCTTCAACGACGAGGAGGACACCAAACCCGACAGGTTTGTTGCGAAATGCCCAGCATGCCCGGGACCAAACGGGGAGCCGACGGGGGAGATCGTCACCGAGACGTGGTTCGAGGGCCATCTCCATCAAGCGACGCGACAGACGTGCGAGATTTGCTGGGGCAAGCGCTTTGTGGATCGGGCTGCGCTGTCGAAGTGGATGGAGAGGCAACGCTAGTCGCGGGCTCGGCGAAAGACGCAAAGGTTCTGGGTAAGCCACCCAAGGTGATACCCAGACCGAATGAATACTAAGGCTTCCTCGATCGCATCAACGTCAAGCCAGAACCCGGCAGCGTAAAACCTCTCGATCCAGTAAGATTTAGGTTGGAGGTTGATGTGACCATTGCCGCCCTGGCCGGGGCGAGCTGCGCTGAAGTAAATCAGATCCGGCTCACACATCATAAGGAACTCGATATAGGCATCGGCCTTCTCCTCGGGAATGTGTTCGCCGACCTCAAGGCTCAAGACGATATCAGGGCAGGCTCGCGCATTGAAACCGTCGGTAAACTCTTCCCAAAACTCAGTGATGTCAAACCGAATAAGGTATGGCCCTTCGATCAACCGAGAATCGTTATCTACCCCATAGGCCTCGATCCCAACCTTCCGCATCTCCTCGACATAGATCCCGGGGCCGCAACCGACGTCTAGGATTCGCTTATCCGGATGCTTCTGCTTCATCCATTGGGCTATCCGGATTGCTTGGGGAGTCTCCTCGTCGGTGATCTTGATGAAGTCGCAGACGGCGCTCGGGGGAGGCGGGGGTTGATCCACCGAGGGTGGCAGCGCAATCGGCTCCGGCTCTGGAACCGCTACTGGGGTCCTAGCGTAGTATCCGGCCCCCCACCGGTCAGTGAGGCGTTGGAAGTAGCGCTCGAACTTAGGGGCAATCGCCTCAAGAGAATATTTAGCCTCAGCATCCTTCTTGATAAGGGCCCTCTGACTCGGAAGCAATTTAGCCGCATGCCTAGCCGCCTCGATGAACTCCCGGTGGGTGTTGCAACGCCATTCTTCGTCGACCGTTTGGGTGAAGGCCCCGTGGTCGGTCGTGATGGCAGGGGTACCGCAAAGCTGGCTCTCAACGGCCGTTCCTCCGAAGGGCTCGCGGAACGCGGTCGGACAGAAGCAAGCGATGGCCCCCGTAACCAAAGCCGCTCGGTCGGCGACGTCGGCAGCCCCGAAGAAATCGACGTGGGGCTCCAAAACGCCGGGGTCGCCTTGGCCGGCTATGATGAGCCGAGCCCCGATGTGGCGGGTTACCTCAACGGCGACGTGCCATCCCTTGACCGGAATGACGCGACCAAAGAAAAGGTAATAGGGCCCCTTAGCTTGAAAGGCCTTCACCTTGGGTGAAACCTCCCTAACGACGAAATCATCGAGGTTCCAGTAGTTTTCGACTACCGCAGTGTCGTTATCTGCGGTTCCGACGTTAGCCTTCCCCATACACCACTCCCGATGCGCGTGGCTTTCGTAGACCCGGTAACGGCTGAAGGTGCCATAATAGCCAATGAAGGGCTCTACGAAGAAAACGGGGCCGGGGGGCCCAGAGTAGCTTCCGGGAAAGGCGTCGGCCACCGGCTGCTGAACGCATCCCGAGGTCGTCAGAATGAAGTCGCCTTTTCTTACCCTTGAGCGAAGCGATTCGATACAACGTTGGTTGAAGAGCTGCCAGTAGGGTTGACCGGAATCCCAAAGGAGATCGTAGAGCTTCTGCGGATCGTGGGGGCCAAAATATGAGGCCCGCTCGGCCTCCGACATGACCTCGACGTTTTCGCAAGGGACGTCGGCGCCTTCGGGGGAGTAGAGAGTGACGGAGTGACCGCGGGGCACCATCATCTGGCAGAATTTTCTGACTTTTTGACTGTAGGCGCAGTGCACATATTCAGCGTTGATTTGAGTGTGGACCAGCCCCAATACATGAAATCTAAAGGGCATGATCGGACTCCAGGTACAACGCGACTTCCCGAGCTCGGCTTGGGTTATCCTTTAGTAAACCAATAGCCGTGTTGCAGTTTCGGCATAGAAGCCCGCGCGGCGACCCCGTAGCGTGATCATGGTCCGCAAAAACGCTATTCTCCTCGCGCCATCCAGTCGTCAGCTCCCGCGGGCATATTGCGCATTTACCACCTTGTAGTCTCCAGACAATATCGAACCTCTCGGGGGTCCAGCCATTTTTGCGCCATGTACGATGGCGGGCGAACAATTTCAATTTCTCCTTATTCGCACCCCTCCATCTTCGGTTGAGCTCCCTGACTTTATCGGGATTAGCCTTATGCCATAAGCGGCATCGACGGTTCTTCTCCTCCCTAATTTTGTCCGCGTTTGCGGCTAGATAAGCTTCGCGTTGCTTGCGTCGGGCCTCCCTCGCTATCCGGCGCGCCTCTTTAGCGATGGTCTCAGCCCTAGCGGTTACTTCGCGAGATTTGTCCGGGTTTAGCGCTCGCCATTTGGCGGTGCTCTCACGGCGCGACTCGCGTACGGCCGTTGGGTTATTAGCCCTAAATCTAGCTTCGTTGGCCTTCACGCGCTCTGGGTTCTTTTTCTTCCATTCGGAATTGCGGCGGCTAACGCACGGGCGACATTTGCCGCTACCGTTACGATCCGTTTCGATTTCACACCTTTTGCAGAACCTATTCATCGCAACACCCATGCCCTTCCGCTACACCCATACTCCCCATGAAGAGAAACGACCTCCCCTTTTTGGCCGGTCCACCTCTCGAGATCCGAAGCGCGGAGGCAATGAGGGTGGCCAGGGTGAGGCGGAATATCCACCCACTCAAAGATCTTCAATTTCCCCCGTGACGCCTCAAGTGCGTTGACGACGATCTTCTCGGGGCTCCGGCAATGCTGGAGGCAGTTGTAGATCAAAGCCAAATCGAAATTTGCCCCCGCATCAAGCTCAAGGTCTTCGCCTTCAATCTTTAGCCAGATGATGCCCGCCTGAGAGTAACGCATCAAAACCCAATCGGGGTAATCCCCGGGGTCAACGACAACACTCCGAGGCTTCAGGTTCTCTCCCTTTAGCAGCACGGAGCAAGGGCCTCCGCCGATGTCGATCACGCTTCGGCCACCGAAGTCATAATTGACCGGGCTCCGCCAAGTCACAACCTCGGGGACCCCCATGTAGCGCATGTAAAGCTGTTGCTTTACCTCTTCCCCATAGCTACGGGTACAATCGACCCAGAAGCTCATCTCGAAATCATCGGAATGATCCATCCCGACGTCGTAGCCCAAGGCCGAAGCTATTTCACGTCTCCGTAAGGTCTCCGGGCGGTGTTGGTTGCCCCTCATCCGGCAACACCGGCGGGGCATCGTTGATGGTGATCGGCAGAGGCCCAGGCGGGGGAATTTCGACCGCCGTCGACAGAAATAGGGCCCTCTCGAGTTGGCGTCGCTTCAACAAATCGGAAACTACTACCATCTCTCCATTGACCCGCGCGTGGCACCACTTGGGGAACTCATCGGCGGCGGTCAGGAAGGCACCGAGGTTGATGAAGTGGAGCATCGCGCTTGTGGCGAGAGCCCCGTTACCCGCATTGAATGTGAAGTCGACAAGCGCATCAAACTGGTTTTGATTGAGGTCGACCTTGACCATCGAGTTGATGGCGGATTCCGCAGAGGCGACGTCATGGCGAAGAAGATCCATGGCCTGCTCTTTGGTGACTGTCACCGGGTCGCCCATCTTGAGGACATGCCCAAACCCGATCGTCGGCACCCCCGCGATGTCCCGGTATACTGACGACCTATAGCCTTCTTGGCCCTCGATAAATTTCAACCCCGCGTCGGATGTTTTCATGATGGCTCTTCCCCCGGGGCCTCAAGGCAAGCCTTTACTCTCTCGAGGCATTCGTCGCAACAGATTTCCTTGAGGAAGTTGCCGAAGTCGTGCCCCACCTCGTCGAGGCAAACGTCGAGCTTCGCAATCAACACTGACTTGAGGTGGGGGCCAAGGGGAAGCTCGGCAATGAAGAGCCGTAGAGCCCGTTCGTTGGCGGAGAGGTCCTCTAGGGAGCTCATTTCTTGACCCAAGACAACCGCGGGTCTTCGCGAGCTTCGTCGGCAGCCAAGATCCATCGGGCCAACACGATCGCGTCTTCGGCCATGCTTCCGCTTTGACGGTCGATGACGCGGCGGGCGACTTTGACGAGATCCGAGAAAGTGTCAGCGCTTTGGGGGTAAGTCATCCCCACACCAAGACCCAACGCCACTCGACGCCTGACCCCCATGCGATTCCGAACGGAACACATCGCCATCGGTACATTGAGGGATCATCCCTCTCGGCCCCCACCGCGGCAAGTCTCCGCGGCGTCTCTAAGCCGTCTTCGGAGCCGCAAACGCCGTCGTTGTAATGAGCTGCGTAACGAGCAGAGCCGCGAGACCGATCCCAGCCGTAGCAAGAGCTGGGTTCCGGTACTGAGGCGAGGCGAGCCCAACCACGAGACCGCCGAGGACCTCTAAGCCGACAACGGCTGAGGCGCCCCCGATGATGCCCGTTGGAAGGTTCGCGGAGGTCATCCCGCTTGCCGAGCCAACGCCCCCGGCGACTCCACCGACGAGAACTCCGGCGCCGAGCCATTTCAGTGCGGTTGTAACCGGCCCTTTGCCGACAGGGTTGAGCCGGGCGATGCCACGGCGGGAACGACGTCTACGGGCGAGGGATCGGCTCATGGGTTCTCCAGCCTTGTGGTGGCGCTTTTTCAGCTCTTCTCGTTGGATCCGGTATGCAATCGCGGCAGCTTGATGGAAGTCGTAGCCCTCGCGACGGAGGCGGCGGATGTTTTCGCTCCGGGTTGCATCAGTAGTCCCACGAATGAGGGGCATCGGCTTCTGAGACTGAGTGTAGACTTGACAGAGGCGCAAGGCTAGTCTTAGCGACGATGCGTTGGGTTCTGGCTTGGGTCCTCATGGGGTCGATTGTTCAGCTCGGCGGGCGAATTTACCTTCGGGCTAGGTTCGGTGGTAGAGGGGCGGAAGTCGGCTTGAAAAGTATGGGGGTCACGTGGTGGGTGTCGCTCATCGCGATCCTACTTTGGCCGATTGATTTGGTGTTCCGATTCCTACCCCTATCGTTCATCAACCGCATTCCGGCCCTAAAAGTTGGCATCGAAGAGGCCGTCGCGGAGGTCGACGCTGACGCAAGTAAGAACTGCCCCGATTGTGGCGAGCCTTGGATGAGGCACGAAGACCATGGCCCTTGATGCCGCCTCCTACCCGGCTCTCTGGGCCATCACCGCCCAAACCGGCGTGCGGCCTGAGTGGGTCCTCCCGGTGCTCTACGCCGAGAGCGGGCTCAACCCCGCCATCCCAAACCAAGCAGGGGAGCCGTTCTACGGCCTGAACCAGATTTCAGCCGCTTGGCTCAAAAACATCGGGGTCACACCGGAGGACTACCTCACCTGGCCGGCCTCCCAGCAGCTCACCACTGTCGTCGGCCCTTACATCGCGAACCAGGTCAAAAACTATGGCCCCCTGAGGAGTGGGGTCAGGCTCTATCAGGCGAACTTTCTTCCGGCGACCCTCAACACCGCAAAGCATCTTACTGACGTCGTAACAGCGGCCCCCTCTCCCTATTACACCCACAACGCGGGGTTGGATCCAAAGGGGAAGGGCAACATTACGGTCCAGGATTTGGCCAACTTCGTCGCGCGAGCCGCGGCGACCCAAACGGTCAAGGATGCCATTGCCCAGGCCTACAGCATCGACGCTTCGGGGAGCAATCCCCACGGGCCCGAAACTGATCCGGTTTACGGAGAGGATTTTGGCTTCTACGACAAGCACCGCCCTTGGTTCATCGCTGGAGCAATCTTCCTCTCCAGTGCCGCCGTCGCCTACGGCCTAAGCATCGACGCTCCTAGACCTAGGAAACGACGGAGATGAAGCCGAAGGATAGAGCCCGAGTCAAACGTCTCGAGGCCCTCCAACCACTAACCCCATCTGGTGGCGGGGGCGGTGGGGTGACCCCCAACCCGTTTTGGCTACGCGTGGCTTGGTTCATTGACCCCCAGAATCGAACCGGCCTGGCCTCCGATAGCAACGACGGGGCTACCCCGACGACCCCAGTCCTGACCTGGAACAAAGGGGTCATCCAAAGGTATGGGACCAACTCACCAACGTTGGGGCAAGACACCACCTGGACCTTTCTAAGTGGCACCGCGCTCGCCGAAACCGATCCCATCATCTTCAGCCCGACCGCCACTAACGGCTCTCAACTGGTTTTCCAAGGGACCCTCGTTGCCGCCAACAAAATTGGATCTGGGATTCTCGCGGGGGTCATCGCGAAGGATTACGTAGCGGGGCAGCTCCTTACCGCTGATTTGGGAAGCGCAGGGCCGGTTGGGGTAAACCAGTTGGTGGTCAATACGACCGCTGGTAAATCCTCTGCCGCTTTTACCTTCGCCAACGTCGCCGGGACTACCTTCAACTTGAGCCAGGCGCTCACTCGGACGACCCTCCCCCTTAGCATCCCTACCTTCGTGGATACCTGGGCTAACGGTGACACCTTCGATGTTTATTTGTTGGATTCCATCGAGATGGCTCAGTTTACTCCGACGTTCGCCGATAGCGTAGCGAGAGCCTACATCCAACAGCTAGGGTTCGAGGCGAGCACTGCCGGCAGCCCCTTCTATTGGGGTAACGGAGTAGCGCTCCAAGAGTCGAGGATCGATCGGCGTGCGGCGATGTACCAGGGGGCCCCGGTAAGGAGCACCTACTGCGTCAACTGCGCCTTCACCGACATCTTCGGCATCAACGGAGGGGCAAGCCAAAACGCGGTGGCCCTCCTAGTCGATTCGGTTCCGACGACGCGCATCCTAGGTGGGTTTGCGGCGGTCACCATCAACGGCGCCGTCCTCGACGGGAATGTCATCCTCACGCCCGCGGGGGGCGGAGGAAGCGCTATCAACGGCTGCCTCCTAGGGACGGTCTACGTACAAGCCGGGCTCGTTGCTCAAGGGTCGAACACCTTCGGGGCATTCCTATTCGATGGGCCTCGCTTCTGGGGGCCCGCTCGATACGAGATCGAAGAGGGCCACACATTTTTGACGGCTTCTGCCGTTTCCATTTTTCTCAATACCATGTCGCCTAAGATTATTATTGGGGGTAGCAGCGGCTTTGCCTTCACCGCGACAAGGGCCAATCCTAGCGTCATCAACGGCAACGTTCCTATCACTCCGGCCACCATTGACGCCCAAGCCGATCCGGCGGGGGTGGGGATGTATGTTCCGGGCGTCGGGGGGCTAAGTAACACCGCATGAACAGCTTCTGGCTACAACCGAATTGGTTCATCGACCCGATCAACGGGAGCGATAGTAACGACGGGGCCTTCTCCTCGACGCCAGTAAAAACCTGGGCCGAGGTTGAGAGGCGCTACCAAACCCAAGCCCCAACGTTACCTCAAGACACTACCTTCACATTCCTCAACGGATCCCCAACTGACGGAAGCGACCCAATCGTTTTCAGGCCGACGATGGCCCGAGTAGCTCGAGTTACATTTGTGGGGACCCCAGAGATAGCCGCATCGGGGGTGTTAGCCGGTTTTACCCCGAAGGATTACATCGCTGGAAACCTTCAAACCGCGGATTTAGGGGGCCTAGGGTTTCCCGACGCTCTAGTCGTCAACATCACCAAGCCAAGTAAGGCATGGGCCTTCGCCGCCACTACCGGGGCATCCTTTAGTCTGAGCCAACCGATGGAGGCCTCAACAATTTCCTTGGCTGCGCCAAACATGATTGACACCTGGGCCGATGGCGATGCCTTTGAAATCCAATCGTTGATAGAGATTGATTTAGCCCTATTTGAGCCGTTGATGGCTGAAGGAAATAGCCGAGCGATCATCCAAAACCTAAGCCTTTTAGGTGGGGGGGCGTGCTACCTGGGGGATTCGGTCGCGCTGCTCGATTGCCGATGCGATCGAAGGCTAATCCTAGCTAGGCCAGCCTCGGCTCATTCGACGGTTTTCCTCAATTGCATCTTCACTGACTCCCTCGGTCTACAGGGGGGCTCCCCGTGCACTACCGGAATCGGCACCATGATCGTTGGGGTACCGGGGCCGAAGGTCTATGGGGGCTTCGGTGGATTCAGCGTCGCTGGAACTGTCTTCGATGGAAACTTCATCGTAGGTCCCTTCAATGGCTCATCTCCGGTCGGCAACGGATGCGTTTTTGGAACCGTATTCCTAAGCCGGCCGATGCTCGTGGGGGATCTCACCGCCATTACCCCCTTCGCGTATGGGGAGGCTCGATTGTGGGGCCCGGGACGGTTCGAAATAAGTGAAGGAAGGGTCTTCCTCCCCGGCGGTGAAAAGGCCGTCGATGTTTTGCTCCAAACCGGTGGCACCACCATTTCTTCGCGATCAACGGCCTGTAGCGTCAATCAAACCACCGGGGTTTTGACGACTAATATTCCGATTACCCCCGCGAACATCGATGCCAACGACGACCCAGTGGGGTATGGGCTGTTCCTACCGGGCCACGGGGCCATCAGCAACATCCTAGGGGCCTAAATGAAGCCGACAGACAGAGGAAGAGTCAAGCGCCTAGAAGCCTTAGAGCTTTTAGAGTCTGGAGGTGGGGGTGGGGGATTTACACCGCCGGCGGGGGCCGAGGGGGATCTGATCGTTTTTGACGCCGGTAGCTTCCATGGGGTCATCCCTCCTGGCCCTGTTGGATCTGTTCTAACCTCAACTGGACCTGCCTCGCTTCCAAGCTACCAATTCATCCAACGAACCCCGCTAGGGCCGGTTACTTTTATAGACCCATCCAACGTCAGTGGGGTAGCCTCCGATTCTAATACCGGGGCCACTAACAATAATATCCCAGCGGGGTCTGGGCCAATCCTTACTACAGCTCATCTCAATACTCTTCTATTCATGAAGAGGCTCCCTGCGGATCGGACCATAACCTATATGTCTGACGATGCAGCGGGGGCATCGCTTGATTTCTCGACGATCGACTTCAACGGCTTCAATTTGATCTTCCAGGGAACCCTAGTGGTATTGCATACCGGGGGGACCTTCAACGCGGGAACAGTTGCAATCAATCCCTTCGCGGCCGGCGGGGGCCAGCGACAGCTAGTTCACGTGAGCGACCTCGCGACGTTCGCCCCATTCGTTTTCAATTTCGGGAGCGGCGGCACCGCCCCCCACCCCACCAAGATCGTCGATACGACCGGGGGCAACGCCGGCACCGATGCGTGGATCGTGAGTGGTACCGCGACGGCTAGCGTCACCCGACCCATCTCCCCTGCGAATTTCATCTCGGAGTCTCTCTCTGGGCCAGCGGGGGTTTTCACGATCGGCGATAGCTACCAAATCGTTCGAGGGTCCCTCCTCACGATGGCTACGGCGACCGGCTACGTAAACACTAACAACAGCGGCACCGGCGGCCAACCGATATTCAACGACTTCGCTTTTACCGCCAGCTCTGGGGGTAATACGATAGCCGGCGCAGTCTACCAACGTTGCTCCTTCGAGAACTCAATCAGCATGAGCGGGGCGTTTTTGGACTGCTACTGTCCTTTTGGCGCGCTCATGCTCTCTTCTACCCCGGCGGCCCTCATTGTTCTTCAGGCAGGGCTCTTCGTGTCAACAGACACGGACGGGTGGGCCGGCCAGTTCATCCTATTCAACGACGTCTATTTCACCGGTTTGGGTCTAGTCGTCGGCCAGCAGATCGGTTACGCCAACGTCACCGTCGGCCAGGCGACCATCATCGGAGCTGGGACGTTACAGCTTCACGATAATACGTTCCTACCGACTGGGCCCCAAGGGGCCCTCACGTTTCTGGTAACGACCAACCTGGGGGCGCCCATTGCGCTCATAGGGTCTGAGGGCCCGGCGCTCATCTGGGGCAACGGAAACACCGGCCTCGGAATTGCAGTGGGCCCGGGGGCTGGCGGCGGGGTCAGCGCCTCGGTGGGGGCCATCCCGACAGTAACCGGAACGCTCGGCGACTTCGGCTTCATCGGTCAAAACGGCGGGGCGGTAGTGACCGTCGCACGGGCCTGGAATGAAGCGGTGGGTGCCTACACCGAAGCGGGGGGCGTCGCCACGAGAACGACGACGTGGGCCCACTTCGCGGCGGCGATTGGGGCCGGCGGATTTGGCTTCCAGGCCCACAATCCTGCCACCGAAGCCAGTCTCGTCGGGGTCTAGCCTTGGACCGCTTGTCAAGGTAAGCTTCGTCTCAAAGAGGTCTCGAGATGAGCAAGAAGGAAATTCCGGTCTACGCCTACCGAGGCATCCTCAATACCACCGGGGGAGGTGGAGGCGCTACTGGACCCGCCGGCCCCACTGGCCCTACCGGACCGGCTGGCTCCCCTGGGGGGGCGACAGGGCCGACGGGGGCGACCGGCGCCAACGGCCCGACCGGAGCCACCGGCCCCACGGGGGTAGGGGCGACCGGCGCTACCGGAGCTGGGGTGACGGGGGCCACCGGAGCGGGGGGCGCAACCGGGGCAACCGGACCGAGCGGTGGAGGGGCCCTCACTGCCTTCGGGGCCGACCTTGCTGGCTCAACCGCTACTAACCAATGGGTGGCTGGGGTAAGCGGAGGCGGGGGCCTAGGCGGAACCCTCCCCCTTCACGTAAACGCGCTCCAATTCGACGCAACCCAAGCCGCTCCGACCATCTCCCAGGCGACGACGGCGAACGCTACGGGGCAGAACCTCACCTTCCAACCACAAGCATCCTCTAATGCCAACGGGTCTCCGGGGAATGTAATCGATCGGATGAGCCTACCGACGGGGAGCGGCAACTTCCCGTTCTGGCAGCAATTCTACGGAACTAGCCTTGCGGCCCAGATCGGGCCGATGTCCAACTCCAACAGCCAGCACGCCCTCTGGCTGATGCCCTTGGATCTCGCTGTACCACTAGACAACACCAACTTCGTGCTCGCGTCTCAGGTGAGCGGCAACACCTGGATCAACTCTGGGTTCGGCTCGTTCATCTTCTTCGACGCTTCGCATGGAGCCCTGACAAGGGCTGTTTACGCACATGTCGACGGGTGGCAATTCTTTGCAGCGGCCCCAGGCACCACTCTCGGAGGCGGGCAAGGGGTCATCGGCCTCACCAACGCAACGACAAACCCGACGGTCGCGACTACAGGCGGCGGGGTCCTGTACGCGAGCGCCGGGGCCCTCTTCTGGTGGTCGACGGCTGGTGTCGCCCACATGATCGCGGCGGCATAAGGAGTCTCCGATGGCAATGCCTGCTGGTGCAGTGTCGCCCGTCGATGCGCGCCTGACCTCTACGATGACCCTAGGGGGGGTGACCGTCGTCGACGGCGGAAACTTCGACACCTGGAATACCGTTTGGCTCCAAGCAACAGCAGCCAACCAACCCTGGTACGACTCAATCAGTCTAGGAGGGGGCCCATGCGCAATGTTCGGCCGGCTCAGCGCAGCGGTCACCCAGACTAACTTCCTCACGAACATCGGCCTTGCGCTAGGCATTCCGTTCAGCATCGTCATTGTCTTCCGCTCTAACGGGCCTCAAGCGGCACTATGTGAGTTCTCCAGTAATGTCACCGCGAGCCGCGGGGTCTGCGTCGAGAACTCCTCAGGCTGGACCTCCCGCATCAATGGAACAGGGGGGCTGCAGCTGGCCGACAACGGCAACGGAGCCCTCTGGGGGATCGGAAATACGGTCCAGTACATCATCCTGACGTGCGACGGGACCACTACGACACTCTACGTCAACGGATCGACGGTTCCGTTCTCGGTGTCGGCCGTTGCGCCAGGGACCGGCGCGTTTACTGTCCAATCGACTATCGGGGCCCTCCATGCTGCTGTCGGATTGCCTCTAACGGGGGCCATCGGCTGCATCTACCCATACACACGGGTTCTATCCCTCTCGGAGCGGGCCCAGGTCGACGCCGACGTTAGGGCCTCGTGGCGGATCACGCCCCCCAACCAAACGCTTCGGTACCAAACCATCGGTGTCGGCGACAGCATCATGCTGGGGGCGGCTCTGAACGCCAACGCGAAAATCGCAGACTTCCTATCCTTCATGGGCGTTGCGGCTAACCAGCTAGGGTTCCGCTTCGGGACTCCGCTCAACCTAGGGGTCAGCGGAGCTCAACTTCCAGCGGTCCTCAGCACATGGAACACGACGGGGGCCCCTTCACTCGTCAACGGCCCCAACGTCGCGGTAGGCGAGGGGGGCATCAACGATCTCGGCGCGGGCGCGACCGTTGTGCAGATCAACACGCGCACCCAAGCCCTCTACACCGCGATGAGCTCAGCGATGAGCGCTAAAGCCGGCTTCGGGCCTCAATTCTGTGTCGTTACGACACTCTTCGGTCCGTCAGGGAACACACCAAACGCGCAGTTGATCAACGCCAACACTCGCGCCAACTTCGCTTCGTGGGGAGCGGCGGGGGTGACGATGGTCCTCTCTGACTTCGGCGCCGACGCAGTTCTTGTCGCAGCTAACACGAACTACACCCAAGACGGCACCCACCCGACCATCCCGGGGGATCAGCGCGCCGGCACCATCCTTGCCAACGCGCTCATCGCCGCCGCAGCCTAGCCGCTTTAGCCGCTTTTCGCAGCGAGCACCGCCTCACTGAATGGAGTGAGGTACGATGCAATGAGCGGTGAATAGTAAGCCGATGGGGATTCGACGATCATCTTGAGGGATCGGAAATCTTCGTCCTCAAGGCTGATGGAATCACCCGGGCCTTTGATCGTTAGGAACTTCTCGATCACTTTTGACCACCGTTGTTGTTTCACGAGGCTGCCACCTTCTTGCCCGGGGGGCCCAGACCGGATCGCCCTAGCGTCGTTGAGCCAACATTCGAGCGCGATGCGCTGAAACGTGAAGGTCTCAGGGGTCGTACCCCCGGCGCGTTTGATGGCCGCTGCGATGATGGGCGGAGGGTCGAGGATGACGTCGGGGGGGACAACGAAGGTGAACATATTTATCTCCTAACGGCTCGGAGCTCGAGGTTTTCCTTTTCCTCAATGGCTCCGTCTTTTTTGAGTTTCGCTAAAACCTTTGCCCCTTTTAGTGGCCCGTAGGCCCTCACGACCGAGGCTTGGCTCAGGTTAGTCCGGGGCCGTGGAACCAAATCAACGAGCTGCCCGTCGGGCCGGATTCCTGGGCCATTTTTATTTACCCAGGCCCTCATCTCTTCCCGGAGCTTCTCCCGTAGGTTGTCATAGAGAGCCGCCGCTTGATGCATCGCCCCCACCCTCTCCGCAGTCAAGTTTCCGCTTCCCCGCTTCAACTCAACGAGGGTGGTGGTCTGGGTTGGGCAGATGGTAAAGGCCGGGCAGAGGGGGCACCAGGGGCCGGGGCGGAGCCAATCAGATCCGACGTTGCCTATGGCTGACTTGAGTGCCTTCCGATGGGATTCCAGATCGGATGGGGTGAGGAGATCCGCATAAACCGTCGGCTGACCTTCGAGGGGGGCATGGAAGAAGGCCACTATGACCTGGTCGACCTGGTAAAGCTCCGCGAGGGCCAACGCGAGGGTTCGGAGCTGGCCGGATTCGGCGGGGGTCTGGGGTTGCCAGCCTTGGGCGACGTTCCAGCCGGATTTATGGTCAAGCACCAAGAGGCTTTTGACGCCGCTCTCATGTAAGGTAACCGAGACCACGTCGGCGGTGCCCGGGACCTCTCCCGGTTGCCTCCCCGGGTAATCGTGGTGCTCCCCCGGGCCATCCGGAAGGAAGCGGGCTTCATGGGTTCTGGGGTCAACCGCGACGGAAATCTCGGTCTCGACTCCGGCGGCGATAAAATCCAGCCCCCACATGTTGTCGCCGGAGAGCCACTTCGCGATGACGGGGGAGGCCTCGTAGATCCGACTCTCGAGCTCTTTTCGATCGACGGCCCACTTTTCAGCGATCCGCTTGGAGGTCGACTTGGACGGGAGGCATCCAGGTTTGATCCCCTCCATCACTTCATGGAAGGCGGAACCGAAGCGGGTTCGTTCGCCGACCGCCTCCCGCTTCAGGGTCTTGCCAAATGGAAAGGTGCAAGCGAAAAGCAGATCGACCTTCGAGGCGCTTGGAAGGAAGGTGAAGGTTTCAGACTTGGCTTCGACAATCTCCGCAGAAAGAGAAGTCGCAAGGTTCATGTTGTCGCAGGCGGGGCACCGGGGGCATTCACCGCAATCCCCCCTTGGCTCTTCATGCTTCAGGCAAACGTCTTCGTCTTGGGGCGAAGCGATGCCCTCCCAACAGTTGCCGCCCGCCCGATGCTTGAAGCCCCTAGGTTTTTTCACGGCGTCTCGCTCTCCACTCTCGAAGCTTCACCGCTTTCGGGCTAGTTGATAGCCCAATCGTTCCGCAAGCGCGAGTGAAGCAGATTGCAATGAGGGAGCCGGGCCTCACCTCGACGGGCCCCCTACATCGGGGGCATCTCATCAACCTCACCGGAGCGATGGGGGTTATCTTGTAGCTCACTCGGAGGGTCTTTTCCCACCGGCGGTTTAGGTCATCTTCACCGCGGAGGGAGAGGAAGTGGGCCCCCCAGTTGTCATGCCTCACTTCATCTTCGTCGCGGGGGGCTCGAGGGCTGTTCGCTTCGGCGAAAAGGGAAGCTACCCCATCGTGGAGATCGATCATCCATCCCCCTCGGACCGGAGGTAGGGCCTAGCCTCATAACTCCAGGTTGAGCATTCCTTCTGGAGCTTCAGCGCAACGGCTTCCGCCTCTTCTTTAGAGAGTATGCTGTCCCCGGAGTAGTCCAAGCCTTGCCACCAATACGAATCCGGCTCTGTTCGCCCTTTGCGGGGCTTATCTTGGGTGATCCATACACCCCAGTGGAGATCAATCATCGAAGCTTTTTGGCCCATGGCCTCGGCGGCGGCTTGGGCTTTCTCGAAGGTGGAGCTCTTCCCGTGGAGCTCCCAAGTGTCATCGGAGGGGGTCTCGAACGGCATAAGGTCCCAAAAATACTCGTTGCCGATATTGTGGATCTCGAGGACTAGAGGTCCGATTCGTTTCGATGCGCTCTTCACGTAGATCTCCCAACCGTTATAAACGATCATCGGCCGTAAGCCCTCAACTTCTTGATCCCATCCCCCGTGATGTCGACCACCGCTTCAACATGGCCGGGTATGATCCGGATCAATCTAGGCCGCATCTTGAAGAGGGGGTCGAGGTCTTCGTCGTTGAAGAGAAAAGCCTTCGTTGGCCCGTCATGCTCCAACACCTTGAGGATGTCGAGCTGGTATTCCGACAGCTCCTTTGTAGCAACCGCGGTCATATCTTCTCCAGGATCCAGTGGAGGAGGAAGAAAACGATGACCGCGATGATGATCCCGATCAGGATGAGGAGCCACCAAGGCCAAGCCGCTGGATTCATTTTTTTCCTCCTTCGATCACCCTCAACTTCAACTGACCCTTGGCCCGCTTCTTCATCTGCCTGATGTCCCAGCCGTCGGAAATCACGCTTGCTTTTTCCAAGGCTAGTTGCCTCATAAAAGCTGAAGGGGTCAACCCGATGGCCCGCGCTGCCTTCTTCACCAGCTCCGCCTCTTGCGGGTTCTTGAAGTGGGCGGAGATGACGACGGACTCGGGGAGCTTCATGGGGGGGCCGGCGAAGGGGGGCCTCACAATGGGGCCTTGGTGGCTTTGTTGACCGCCTTCATGTAGCTCAGAGCGTCGAGCTTCTCGAAGGTTTCGCACATCGGAACCGCGTGGATGACGAAGGGGGTCCCGTTAGGATCTGAGTCATCGGCACGGGCATAGCGCCCGCAGAAGGGGCAGGGAAACTCGACGAAGCCGAAATGGGTCATCGAGGAACCAACGGCGGTCTGGGGCGATGCCCTAGCCGAATTTGCCGGAGCGTCCACCAACGCGAGACGCGCCAAAAGGGCGTGTAGATCACGAGGAAGTAATGGAGCCGTCTTAGGAGGTGTTTCATTGAGGCTGGGGTTCCTCGGGCTCCGGTAGCGGAACCCCCGCGTAGGTCGCGTCAGGGCAAGGCTTCGGGTCGCTGGGATCGCATAGCGGGCAAGCGCGAGGCTTCGGGTAGCGCTTCTGGCGCCAAGGGTGATCGGGCTTCGGGTTTCCCATTGAATCCTACACCTAGCATCCCGGTTTCCGCCCGCAAAGTCTCCAACGCGTCTCAGTTAGCCTACAGCCCTTGCGTTAGGCCCCTGGAGGAGTAGCGTCATCCTTTCCGGGGGAAGCGGAAGAAAGGCGGCGACATGGACGACTTTGAAAAAGAGGAGCTGGAGGCTTTGAGGGCCCTCGAGACTAGGATCCGGGAGGACATCAAGGCGACGACGGCGAAGGTCGTAGCTATCCGAGCCCGACGACGTGGTTCTTGCTATCAAGGGCCCTTCGATCGAAACGGGGTCTGTCTTGCTTGCGGGAAGCGCAGAGCATGACCCCCAAAGGCCGCCGCCTCGAGTTCGACGGGGAGATGATCTACATCGCCGGCCCCGACGGGCTCCGGATCGAGCTCTTCAAATCCATCGCTTCTACCCCGCATGAGAAGGACCTCGCGGGAATTGTGGGCCGCATCATGGTCGAGGGGGTCGGGGGAAACCCGTATGCAATTCCGATAAGGATGCGATCATGAAATGGGTTGTGAAGGCTGGCGACTTGTACTTCTCGCCGGGAGTCCCGTGGTCTCCAAACCAAAAGGAGGCGTGGAAGTTCGTCCTCCCCGAGTTCCCTAGGCTACTAGCGATGGCGTTGGGCCGTCGTTTTAGGTCGAACATTCGCGTCGTGAGGCTAAAGCCCCGATGAGAGTTTTCGTTTGCGGCGCCTCCGGCAAGCGAATCCCACAAGCCCTAACCAAGCTCCATGATCTTTTCGGCATCACTGAGGTGATCCATGGGGCCTCACAAAGAAGATCCGGGGTTGACCTAGCCGCCTCTTCCTGGGTTGACATAAACAACATCCCTTACCGAATCCTTCAAGCTGATCGCATGGCGAATCATATTCCCGCAGCCAACCCCGACTTGATCCTGCTCGCGACAACGACCGGGAATAGCCACGCGGGGGTGAAGCGGTGGGCAAATCAATTGACCATCCCAGTCTGTATAGTGGCCCTTGATGGAATCCTCCACACATCCGGGAAGGGTTGGGGAAAGCTCCTTCGACGGTTCATTCGACGGGAAGTCACCGAAGTCAGATTGAGAAAGGTGGCGGGATGAAAACTTGGATCCTAAAGCTCGGCGACAAGTACATCGTTGGCTGGGAAGACGTCGGCAACCGGCGGACGGCCCTTACGAGTTTCAGGCAAAAGCGAGTCTGGAGATTCTTTGATAGGAGTAACGCCGTCAACAATGCTCGTTGCATCCCCAGGGCCCGAGTCGTCCGGCTTCGACCGAAAGCCAAAGCGAAGGCATGACCGCTCCGCGCAAAACCTCGGTTCCTCCGAAGGCCAACGGCAAGCCCCCGGCTAAGCCTCCGACAAACGGGCAAGAAGCTAAGACCGACCCCAAGAGACCTATCCAACCCCAGCCTCCGGCTCGGGCCTTCAACTTCGCAAGTGGCTCCCACGTCGAGCTTTCCCATGCGCTCCTCCAACAGCTCCAGTCGGTAGCCGATGGAAAGCTAAAGATCCCGGTCTATGACGAAGGGAGCCTCTATCGGTACAACCCAACCTCGGGGGTCTGGGAGAGAGTCGACGAGGTCAAAGCAGGGAAGATCATCCAAGGCTTTGATGGTGCCCAAGCAGGAAGGCAGCCCCTCAAGCTGAAGGAGTCGGATGTGAAGGGGGGCCTCGCCTGCGCGAGACGGGAAGCCTCGGTTGAAGGCTTCTTCTCATCGGCCCCCGCGGGCTTGGTCTTCAAAGATGCCCTGGTCTCCATCGCGCCTGACGGAGGGGTAACAAAGGCCCCTCATAGCTCCACCAATCGCGCCCGGTTCGCCTACGATTTCGATTACACCGAGGAGGAGCCCACTGAGTTTCTGGCCGCGATGCGGGGGATGTTTCAGCCCGACGAAGATGTGGAGGCCAAGATAAACCTCATCGGGGAATTTGCGGGGGCCTCTCTCTTAGGGGGAGCCACGAAACTTCAACGGTGGATCCTTCTCAAAGGTGGGGGGGATGACGGAAAGAGCACCCTCATCGACATGATCCGCGGGGCGATGCCGGCGGGCTCGACCTGCTCCATCAAGCCGGAGGACCTCGAGGACCAGTATTCACGCGCGGACCTCGCCGGGAAGCTCCTCAACACCGTCACCGAAGTGAAGCAACGCGACATCCTAGAGGCCGAAACGTTGAAGGCGGTCACTGCCGGTGACGAGATGCGGGGGCGCCGCATTCGAGAAGCCCCCATCGATTTCAAACCGAGGGCCGGTCATATCTTCGCAGCGAACGGCTACCCCAAGTTTTCCGATAGCTCTCATGGTTTTTGGCGACGCCCGATCGTCATCACCTTCAACCGTCGCTTCACGGGGGACCCGGCGAAGATCGTAGGGCTCGCCGAAGAGATCCTACGGAGGGAGCGGCCAGCGATCGTTTGCTGGCTCGTCAGGAACGGAGCGAAGGCTATCGCGAGGGGAAGCTACTTGGAGCCAAAGAGCCACGTCGCGGCGATCCAAGAGTGGAGAGGCGAGACGGATGCGGTGTTCGAGTTCATCGAGGAGTGCCTCGTAGTCTCGAAGAAAAAGACGCCATCGATCGTGAACGGTTGGAGCTCACCGCCAGATCTGTACCGAGCGTTCGTCGAATGGGCAGGGGAGACCGGCCACCGTGAGATGAGCTCAACCGCCTTCGGTCGACGCTTGACAGAGCTCGGCCACGCCGACCAAAAGGCTGGAAATGGGCAACGATACCGCCCACTTAGGGTACTAGCAAAGGGCGAAGTGAAGGCTTCGGATGGAACACTTGCGCGCAACTAGTCGTACGGCAGGTTACGGCATGTTTACGGCACCTTTGTTTTTCAACATGCCGTATGAAAGTTCCAATGAAATTGGTTGGTTGCATAACCGTACGGCATGTACGGCATGTTTTTCAGGGTTGGGAGTTATATAGCGATGGAAAGTGATCGAAAACCTACTGCTACTACTACCGAGAGCGTAAAACATGCCGTAGGTGCCGTACCGAAGGCTAACCGTATGGATCCCCTAGAGAAAAGGTACGGCATGTTGCCTGGAGAACCTGCCGTGAAGGTGCCGTCAACCCGCCGTAAGCCGATCGGGCTACGGAAGAGGTTTAGGATCCTCAGGAAGCATGGATTTCGTTGTTATTACTGCGGAAAATCGGCTAGGCACGCCGAGCTAGAGATCGACCATATCCTCGCCAGATCACGCGGGGGAACGGACGACGAGAAGAACCTCGTTCCCGCCTGCTTCAAGTGCAACCGCGGGAAGGCCGACGGCCCCTCCGTTGAGGCCGAAGAGCGTGAGAATTGCCCCGTGGCGCTCTTCATCGAGGCGTGTACCGTCCCGGGGCGAGAGGTCCCGACGGTGCTCTACGCCCGCTTTGTTGAATGGGTCGAGCTGGTCAAGCTCCAGCCGCTTTCCCAGACAGCTTTTGGGCGTCGGCTAACCGAGCTCGGCCACGTAGAGCAGCGGAGCTCTGGGGTCCGCTACCGCCCCCTGTCGCTCAGGCCCCGCGAGAGAAAACTCGCCCTCGTCCCACCGACGCCCCTTTACTTGAAGCGTTACTATTTTCACGGTGACATCTCCGAGAGCGACGCTAGTTTAGCTTTTTGCCACAAGTGCAACTTGTTCGAGCCGCGTTCTCATTTTACTCCTGAGCAGCATGCGGCCTTCTCGAACGATACTGACCTAGAGCGGCTCGAGTGGCAGCGGGTTCGCTTCCGGAATCGACCAAAAGATCGGCTGCGCGACTACGTTCGCCCGGCCGGTGCCCCAAACATTTTCGAAGAAGGAGACCCATCATGAACCGAATCATCCTCATCATCCTCGCCTTCACCCTCGGGTGTTTGGCCCCACGTTTCCCCCTCGCAAAGGCCGACGACGATGGCCCGAAGACCCGCGTTGTCGACTGCGTTGCGGGCGACACCGTCGGGAAGGCGCTCGCGAAATCAAAGCGAGGCGACACCGTTTTGGTCCAGGGAACCTGCAACGAAAACATTCTGCTCACCGCGCCGGAGGGGAATGGAGTCACCCTCGATGGAACCGGAGGCGGAACTATCAACGGGCCGGATGCCACCCTCAATGTTTTGGAACTCGACGGGGTTTCGGCTCTCTTGATCAAAAACCTCGCGGTGAGTGGGGGCAACGACGGGATCTCGATCAACGGGGGCTCCCGCATCGCCATCGACGGAGTTACAGTCAACAAAGCCGGGCGGCATGGGATCCACTTCCAGCGGGCCAGCACCGGCTTCGTGGTCAACGCCGTCGTGACGAACAACCCCGGCAACGGGGTGGTGGTGAACGAAAACTCCTACGTGCGGGTGGGCTTCACCGACGGGGTTGGGGCTTCCGAAGGCGCCACCGGCCCGTGTGTCGTTAGCTCCAATGGCGGCCATGGCATCCGCGTTCAGCGCAACTCCGCGGCCCGCATCTACGTCACTACGATCGACGGCAACACCAACGACGGGGTCCACGTCGAGAGCGATTCTTACGCCGAGGTGGCCTCCGATGAAATTGGGGCCAACGGGAAGAATGGGGTTTTTGCCTCTGAAAACAGCGTCGTTCATCTGGGTAACCCCACCGGCACCAAGACGGAAGACACCCCTAACACTTCGACGGCGGCTAATGGGGCCTTCGGCATCGCCGCTAGCTGGGGAGCCTACGCGCAAGGCCGGATCGGATCGCTGATCGGGGCCAGTGGAGCGGAAAGCTTCACCCACGGGGCGAACAACAACTTGATGTGAGAGCGGCGATGATCACCTGTAGACGTCAGGCAGAAAAGGAAGGCAATGAACAGGGGAAATGGTCCGCCGGGGCTTTTCCCCACGCGAGCCGTGCAGAGATCAAAGTTGCGGCCTTGGACGCCTCAGAAGGTCGGGGCCAGAGCGCGGGGGCCATCCCCGAGCGATGGCGGGAGGTCTTCAAGAAGGCCTTCTTCCGGGCTGCTTCTAGGAGCGTCTTCTCAAGGAAGAGAGAACAACGGCTCCAGGCCTCGATCGAGGAGATGATGCGATGAAACTGACATCTCTTCAAGCTGATCTCCTTCGGCGAAGGATCCTCTGCGACCGAGGGGAGGTCGACGACAAGTCAGGTGGCGGTCCGCTAGAAGAAGATGAGAAGGCCGCCATCCGAGACCTCGTCAATGCTGGGTTAGCGTATGCCGAACCGAGCCGACGGGGGCCAGGCAGCCCGAATGTCTACCCAACCCCCGCGGGCCGTAAGGCTCTCTGGGCTTACGATCTGATCACCAACAACTAGAGGCGGCGATGAACGACGAAGACAAGAAGATGATCGAAGAGGCAGAGAAATTGGATCGCGAGGCGACGCCGGGACTATGGGCTAGCGGGCTCAAAGCAGCCGACGCCGCTTTTGTGATTCGCGCCCGAGAGCTCCTTTCCGCCCTCGCGAAGCGGCTCCGGGAAGCTCTCGATCATACGGAGCTCGACAGATACCTAGACGTCGTCGAGGCCGACGCAGAGGCCCTTAGCCTTGCTTCCTCTGCCGGCTTCGAGACCGCCCGCCGCGAGGCCATCGAAGCCATCCAAAATCTTCCGGCGTGGCCGGTCGTCAACGCGGAGGCGGAGAGGCGAAAGGAGGTCGATCGGATCAAGGCGGCCTACTCGGTGAAGGAGGTCGAAGACATCAGTGAGTACATCGAGCGGGTGGCGGAGGCAGAGGAAGGAGGCTCACCGGGGGCCTCCCCCTTCCCGCCCTCCTCCCATGCCCTCAAGCCCCAGCTCGCGGCCGGCGTAGGGGCAGGCCTCGGCAAGGCTAACGTAGGAGCGACGATGATGAGCGCCGCCGTCGGATACTCTCAAGAAGAGATCGATCTTGCCTACGCCGCCGCGAAAGCAGAGGGCAACCCGGTGTTTTGCGAGCACGCAAACGAGGTTCCTTCGACATGCCCATGCGAGGCCAGGTGCTATTGCAAAAGCCACACGTGTCGATGGGGTTCGCCAAGGGCACCGCCTCCTAAAGACCTTCCTGAGATGACCGCCGAGCAACGAGTGGAACAAAGGATCGAACAGGCTTTCAACCGTCTCCTACCCTCGCCCCACCTGGAGGTATGCCACCGCGTCGCCGAGGCGCAGTGTTACAAGGAGGCCTTCGAGGAAGTGCTCGAGGATCTTAGAACCGCAGTGAAGGCCCTTCAGATCATCGAAGGTAACGGAACCCTCGGGAGCTCCCGTATAGCTTTCGATGCCAACCTCGCCATCAAAACGAAGGGGCTGCTCCCCGCGTTCCAAGGGCCCTACTGGCGGTCCCCTTGACTCCCCGAGACACTAATGAGACACTTCCCTTGGAAACGCACCCGGTCTTCTTTCCCCGGAACCGGAGTCGTGCTCAGCAACGGGTCTCCTGCCTCGCCGCCGGGGACCTGTTGCGCTTGCTTGGGGCGGATGCTAGAGCAGACCTCATGATGAGGCACGGCTACTTCCTCCCAAAGCGAGGCCTCTTCGGCGACGAAGCCTTCGCATCTGAGGCTCAAGCCCTCTGGGGTTCGAGCATCACTGGAGGCTTCACCGACTGCGGACGCTACGACGGAGCCTCCGTCTTCCAAAGGGATGACTGGAGCATCGTTCGGCGTTTGGTGGTGCAGGACTATTTCTCCGAGGAGCTTCGGGTTAGGGCGGTTGATCTATGAAGCCCAAACCGCTTCGGGCCACCCTCCAACAGATGGATCTAGTCCTCCCTTGCCCCGCTAGGGGATGCGGCGCGAAGGCCGACCAAGCGTGCGCTAGGGGCGTCACCCACTTTGCCCGGCGACTCCAATGGCTCCTCAAGACGGTCCACGCGCGTGCTAAGGGGGAGCTAGTCGTTCGATGACCGCCAACGTTCCCGACAAGCCCGTCATCTGGAAAGCGGTTTACAAAGACAAGACCCGGCTCATCAAGGCTCGGCTCTGGTTCGACGCGTGCCGAAAGGCCGCCATCAAGTTCCAGTGCCACCCTGACGAGCTCACCGTGGAGAGGCTCTAAAAAACATGTTTGGCCCCTGGTCAACGAAACAAGCCGAGCCAGTTGTCTCCAACCGAAAGCCGGGCGACGCGATGATCGCATGCATCAGAAGCCATGGCGATCGGACCTTCTGCGGCCGGAACAAAGAGGCGACCGAGTGGGTCTTCGAGCATCCGGGCCATGCGGTCAACAACTACGACTTGGAGACCAACAAGATCCCGCTCGGGGGGTTGAGGGCTTGCGGGGCTTGCGTCGTGAACGTGAGGGCGGAGTGGAAGAAGGATGCGGAGGAGAGGGCGAAGTGACTAACCTTAGTGGCTGGTCGATCCGTCTACTCGAAGGGCTAAACGACCGTGAGTTGGCCGTCCTAGCGAAGCGGTTCGAGGACGATCCGGTGGTCGTCAAGAAGATCGAAGGAATCCTTCTAGCGAGACGCTCAAGAGACTTGCCGCCGCGTTGATCTAGCTTTACGCTCTCAATCTTCCGAGGCCGCCTAATGCCGCTCTCGGATGCACTACACCAACGACTTCACCAACGAAAGGATCCGCCTGATGCCGATCCCGGCTTCTTCCCTCACCTCCGAGCAATTCCTACGGATGCTCTGGCTCGCGTGGCCCAAGAAGGGCTCCACCACCCACGCAGTCGCGACTTCCCCCGGCCCAGTTAGGGTTCTCCTTTGCGAGAAGACTGACTCTGCCTTGAATGGCGCTCGTCGAGAAACGAAGGGGTTCGACTTCGAGCGCGTCGGAGGCTTCGACTCGATGACCAAATACATTATCGAAGCCAAGCGCGATGCGAAAGAGAAGAAGATCAAGACGGTGGTAGTCGACCCCTTGAACTTTTTCGCCGACTCCCTCATGGAGGAATGCCTTCACCAAAGCAAATCCGAGAAGGGCAACGAAGATGGCCGCAAGGCCCACCCGGAGTTCACCCGCAGGATCAAACACATCGTCAACCTTCTCCAGACCATCCCCGCGCATCTCATCGTGGTCAACCACTACATGGAGGTCGGTGGCGACGAGGCGGGCGACAAACCCAAGAGTGGGCCTGGGATCGTTCCACTGATGCCCAACATGGCCTCGCGGAGTGCGGTCGCGGCGATGTTCCATGATATCGTTTGGTTCGATGTGGCCCCCAAGGATTCCGCCGGGGGCAGCCACAACAACCGGGTCTTCTTCACCTCGTCGGATGGGGTCTGGGGCCCAGGATGCCGTTCGTTGAGTAAAACTGGGGTGATGCCGGCTCACATCGGGCAATTCATCGAGGCGATGTCGGAGGGGAAGGTCAACGGGGCTTCGGTGAGGAAGCAAACGACGGCGGCGAAGGCCCAACAACCGATGGTGAGGCGATGAGGCGCACCGACTGGGCCGATCGTGAAGCTGAGCGCCTCTTCGACATGGTCCGAGACTGCGTCGACGATCAAAAAGTCATCGATGCCATCTCCGACTCCCTCCGCAAGGCCGCCGGAGTTACGCGAGAGGGGCTTCTCGAACGTGGTGGAGGTGAGAACTAATGGCGCCTATCGCCGACCACTTTCGTGACTTCCTCCAGGCCCTCATCAACGATGGCTACAGCCCGAGCGGGGTTTCTCTAGCGGTCGCCAGTGAAGGTGAAGAGCTCATTCTACTCAATCTGATCCATCCTAGCCTCGGCGATGACTTCGAGAAGATCCTTATGCTCGACATCATCGAGACCGCCACGAATAGAATCATGGCTATCGAATCTCAAAAAAGCTCCGAGTTGGATTAGAACCCCATCTCCGAGACACCAACGACAACACAACACCAAGAAAGCAAGTACCGACAATGGCAACCGATACGCAAAACCACGCCGGCAAGGGCTCCTACGGCGGACAATCCTTCGAACCCATCAACTACGACGTCGACACGATGGAGCCCGACGTCTACCCCGGCGCCTACCGGGCGAAGTGCACCAAGGCGGAAGCGAAGGCG